TTATCTGCTTTATCCTTGGTTGCGTTCAGGATTTCCTGACGGATAGAGCCGGCTCGCACCTCAAATTCAGCCTGACTCAACTTCTGATTTAGTTTGTTCTGCGTGTCTGTCTCAAGACTCTTTACAGATTGCCGGATATTTTCAGCAGTCACGTTGAGTGCGCTGATATCCACTTTGGTTCTAAGCCCTTCAGTAATAGCTGATAAGTCGGTTCGCAAGCCCTGAGCTGTCCGCTCAAAGGTAGCCTTAGCTTCAGTGATGAGACCATCAGCGTCCTCAGGCGCAGGACTCCAGTCCGTCGCCACACTACCGATTTCAACCTTGATTCCTGTTACCCAAGCTGTACCGCTTGTAGCACCTTCAAGATTGAATCGCAATAATGTCTTCAATTGATCAAAATTTGTTTTTTCAGAGTAGTCATAAGTGAATGTAATATATTTCCAATCTGCCGAACCTTTATACCTACCAAGCGTATCATAATCTGGACCACTCTGTACTCCGGTCTCACTATTTTTTCTAAAAAGATAATGTTTGAAGCAATTAAATACATTCCAAAAGTTTCGACCTTGGACTACATTTTCGTACTTGATCCAAGCGCTAAAAGTAACTTTTTGATACAACCTTGAGCTGAAATCTGGTTCAAGGTTGAACGTTAAAGTAGAGTTGTTCTCTAACCTATAACATTCTTTTTGACCTGTGACGTGGTTTTCAGGTAATTTTTCAATTACAGCTCCAACCGTCTTGGATTTTATCCATAGATTCCGGCCTCCCACCTTCATTTTTGAAAATTCTTCACGCAATTTCCCGGCTTCAGATACAACTAAAGTCTTATCTGCTTTATCCTTGGTTGCGTTCAGGATTTCCTGACGGATAGAGCCAGCTCGCACCTCAAATTCAGCCTGACTCAACTTCTGATTTAGCTTGTTCTGCGTGTCTGTCTCAAGGCTCTTCACAGATTGCCGGATATTCTCAGCAGTCACATTGAGTGAGCTGATATCCGCTTTGGTTCTAAGGCCTTCAGTCAGACGGCTTACACCAGCTTCGAGCGAGTTGGCTCGTTGTTTGAAGGTCGATTCTACTGTTGAAATCTGACCTTCTATATCTTCAGGAGCTTCTGAATAAGAAGTATCTACATCGCTTATTTCAAACTTCGGCATCCAAATCCAAACGGTTCCTTCTTGGTTGAAATTGAACAACCATTCATTTGTGGTCCGCTTGGATTCGTTTGTCCAACCTTTTGGAATATGGACAGCATATCGCTTAATTTCTGTCGACAATGTCACATTTCCAGTTTTATATCCGATATTCCCTAATCGAGATCTTAGCATTATTCCATTTTTATTTGCCTTAGCATAAAAACTAATGGTTACATCTTGATTAGTCGTACTTCCGGGAATTACTTTCCCGAATTGACCCAGAGCTGGATAAGTAACCTTGGGATTACCTCCATCACGGCCAGATGGATTCAGACCTATAATTTTAAGAGCCTTGTGTCCAAGATACTTACTTTCGCTATCGATAGTAGCCGTATATGTACTCGTTGTCCAAATTCCTGTTTTTGGAATATCCTGCTTAAATAGTGAGTTCAAGAATAGATTTCGACCGGATGCCTGCACACTCGCTATCTTACTAGAGAGCTCCTCAGCTGTCTGCGTGAGTTCTGACTTACTGGCTTTACCATTGGCCAAGTTGGTCAGTTCTGACAGTCTACGAGTCGTCGTCTCCTTATACGTCGCTTGCGCTGACTTCACGCCAGCCAGTTCATTCTTAGTCCGGCTAAGTGCTTCAACTTGCTTGGCAATCTCAGCTTCAGCCTGTGCTTGCTTCGGTCGAATATCATTCGCAATAGTCCGTTTCAGAGCGTCCAAGTCACCCGACAGAGCCGTTTGTGCGCTCGTAGTCTGCGACTTAAACGCTTCAAGTCTAGCAACAGAATCCAGCCCAATCCGCTTGGATTCCTGAGCAAGAGAACTACTTGCGCCAGCATTTCGCAAAGCTTCCTCAGCCTTGCGCTTAGTTTCTTTCAATGGCCCGTTGTCAAAGCTATTAAATCGCTGATTGATAGTGTCAGACAGTTCTCTCTTGACTTCTTCAGCTCTGGCTTTGGCCAGTTCAATATCGTCAGAAATTTCCTGTCTAAGCAATCCAGCCTTATGATCAAAGTCTAAGTCAGCATTTTGAAGAGCCTTTTCAAGGGCGATTTCTTGTGCAGATTCTGTCACTCCAAGAATTGCATCGGCTGCGCTAGATAGGCCACCAGAAGCTCTAGAACCACCAATACCTGCCTTATCATCGAAAGTCAGAGAGATGTATTCTTCTTTTAAGGCATCGAACTCATAAGCAATAGCTTTCTTGAATGCATCGACATTATGTTTCCAGCTCTTGAGATTGACCGTGTCGCCCATATGGACCACTTGCCCATCAAGTTCATAAGCTTCAATCTTGATAGCATCAGAGACCTTGTCAATTCCCTCATTTGAAAACTTAGACTGTGCCCACTTCTGCAACTCTTCAACAGTTTTAGCATTGTTGTTCTCATACTCTTTTTCATTGATATAAGGGTATGAGTTGATAAGAGGACTATCAACAGTCACTCTGATAGTCGTTTCTTTTTCAGCACCTTCAGGTTTAAAAGTCGACTTTGCGTGAATTCTTGTGACAACATTCTGACTGTTTTTTGTGCGTTGGTAGTCCTTCAGATTCTTATGTGTTGTAATAACAACACCACGATTCTCACCACGACTCTTCTTTACAGTCATCGCAAAGTTATCACGCACCAGCTCGCCTTCCCACGTTCCGACGATACTATGCTTGCCGTCCAGCAATACAGAGTACAGGGTTTCTGTCTCAGTCGTGTTGAATGTCCTACGGTCCTGGATATCACTGTTGAATGAGAAGTCTCCAAGAGCTGTTTTGGTGTTTTGTACCATGCGAGAAAGAGCCATGCCACAACTCTGACTAGTCACACTCATTTGTGTGATAGATCGTTGCATCACATCATCTGAAATGTGATAGGCTGTGATTTCCAGATGGTCATTGTGCTCAACAGGTTTCTTGATACGAAATAGCTGCGCTCCTAAGACAGGAGTCGGAGCCTTTATCAGCATATCTTCTTGGATAAGCTGGTAAATACCAGAATCAGAAATAGGATATTTCACAGTCAAGGTAAAATCGCCATTCATAGTTTCTTTCACAATCGCCGAAGTCGCTTCATGAAGTGACTCCCCGTTCCATCGAACAGTTCTTACATCTTCATTAAGTAGATAAAGCAATTATGCCCACCCCCAAACCGTTTCGATTTCAAGCGATTGAATACCTGGGCCTAAAACAACCCCAATATTCTTAACTTTCGCTGGATCAACTGTGATAAAATCCCCTGACCATTTGACTGGCTTCCCTGTTGTTGTTTTAAAACTTGGATTGTCAGGATTATTGACCATCACAAGTGACTCAGTGAGTCGTTCAAGACGGATGACCTGACCAGCGATTGTAAACGAAGTTTCAGAAGCGCTCTGACCAACGATTGTGATTTTAGGAAAAGCAAGAGCAGAACCTTGCACATTCAGAGTCCCACTTCTTGTCAATCTCTGTGTATCAGTGACTTTGAAGTGTTTGGTAGGGTGACAAGTGAAGGTTGCTTTGGTCATGTAAAGACCAGGTTGCACTTCTTCAAGGTCGCTCACATTGACCTTATAGCACCAAAGACGAGTTGTTTTGACTCGCTCACTCTCTAGCCAGAACTTTTCACGGATAAACAGACTCATAAATTGGTTCATCTGTTCTTCAGTAGGTTTGACCAAGTAAATCGTATAGGTTTTCTTGACCAATTCCCTATGTTTGTTCGTCTGAACGATTGCTCCACTGATACCACCATGCTCCAAAAGAGCTGTCTTGCTCTCTCCCAGAGCAATTGAAGGAGAATCATGGACAATGACTTTAAACGGAAAAGACGATGTTCTCACACCGTCAATCACAAGCTCATTATGCTTTATCATGTAAACCCTCCTCTCAATTGTGTCTTACGTTGCAACTCGTCAGCAATACGCTGAGCCACCTCATCAGCAATACGACTGATGTCGGCTTCTTCTCTGACAGTGTTGCCAGTAATGGTAATGTTAATGGTTGGTGAAGTTCCACCCATAGTTTGAGCGATACCTCGACCGATGGCTCCAAGCGTTTTGTCGTTAAGTGGCAATACTGCTTCATTCCCAGCTTCACCACCAACCATTATGTTATTACCATTCATTCCAAAGATAGTTGGTTTCGTCATGATACCGCCTTTGGCATACCATTCGATTCCAATACTTGGAACACCTTGACTCAACCAATCTAATGGATTGGCCGAACCACTCACGTAAAAGTGAGGTAGTGGGATATGTGGCCAGCTGATGTTGAAGTTAAACAATCCTTTGATGGCTTCAATAGCTGAAGAAACAGCATCCCTTGCACCATTGATAGCACTTGAAATGGTACTCTTGATACCTTCCCAAACACTTGATACAGTACTAGATATAGCATTTAACACATTTGAGACAGTGTCCTTGATGCTGTTCCAGATATTTGATACAGTTCCTGAAATGCCGTTGAGAATATTTGAAATATAACTCTGGATAGCTGAGAAAATAGTCTGAACAATGCTTTGAATAGCTTGCCATACAGTAGAAAACACTCCCTTGATAGTTTCCCAAGCTCCTGACCAATCACCAGTAATGATCTGCATAACTGCTTGGATAACACCAAGGACAACATTGATTGCAGTCTCAACAACGATCTTGATGATTTCCCAAGTTGTTGTAATGATCAGTTGAATGTTATCCCAGCCAGCTTGGAGCAAGGGGCCAAGTATATCCAGTATTGTACTGATGACCGTATAAATGGCATTCCAGACAGTCTCAGCACTTGTCCTGATAAGTTCCTGGTTCTCCGTCCACCAAGTAACAACCGTTCCAAAGATACTCATGACAAAATTAGAAATCTCTGATACGACTGCATTGATAACTTCAAGAATCGCATTCCAAACGGTCGTGACCGCATCTCGAAAACCTTCGTTAGTTTCCCAGAGATATTTCACAATAGCAACAATTGCAGCAACTGCAGCAGCAATTGCAATAGCTGTTCCAATAATTGGCAATGCGGCAATTATCATTTCTCCAATAGATATTTTTAAAAACTCAGCAAGGGCTTGCAACGATAAGAATATGGGGGCTATGACCCCTACAGCAGTCACAACTGTTCCTAAAATAACAACAAAATCTTTTACTGGAGCAGGTAAGGAACTGAACAGCTCAGCTACACCTTTCACAATCGTTGCCAAGGTTTGAAAAACAGGAATCATCATTTCTAGAAGAGGTTGACCAATAGCAGATAATGCATTGGTCCCAGCTTGTTTCAGATTCCCCATCACGTTTTCTAGGCCGTCTGATTCTCTTGCAGCCTGTCCAAGAGCTCCTGAGAGTTTATTTCCGTCTTCGACCATCTGAAGCAAGGTCAATTGCTTCTGCGCTTCGCTCAAGTCCTTGAATGACTTTCCGTACAATTTATTTGCAGCGGCATTCCTGGTCGTTTCTGTTGCAGAAATGCCAAGAGCCGCATCGTTAGCAAAGTTTCCCTTCAAAAAAGATTGTAAGCTCTCTGTCACGCTCTCAATAGATTTGTCATAGAAGGCTGCACCGTCTGCTGCTGCCCTAGTTGCACGAGAAGTAAGATCCAAAGCTTCTGCTGTATCCAATCCTGAAGTCTTTGCAAATGAAGCCATCTGAGTAAATGACCCTTGTAAACGCTCTGGGACAATATCCATTTCCTGACCAATAGCATTCAACGCTTCTCTTGCTTGGGTTTCCATATCTCCGAAAACGGTAGTAAATTGAGCATTACTAGCTTGCATTTGAGCAGCTGCTTCTAACGCTTCTTTTCCTACTTCCACAAGCTTTTCTGAAATAGCACTCAACTTCTCACTAAACTGTTGAAGTAGTTCTGCTCTTAAATTTCTTGAGATTTCACTTAAACTTTCTTGAGTGCTATCAGCAGCAGACTTTGTTCCCTTCATCTCATCATTGAGATGATTAAAAGCAGTCTTAGCCTGATTTAGCTCAGATTCCATCTTGTTGGCTTGTGTGGAGTTCTCACCAAATTCTTTTTTAGTGATTTCCAATTGCTGTTCTAGATTTGAAATCTGTTTACTTACAATCTCAGACTGGGCACCAATCTTTTTCTGGGCAAGAGCATTTCTCTCGGCTTCACTAGCATTTGAACCCAAAGCACTTTCTTGCAGTTTGAATGAACTTGTCACCTTACTCATCTCTGAAGCAAGTTGACTCTGCTCATTCTGCAATTCTTTCAGTTGCGTTTGGTTGCTCTTAGCTGTACTACCAAGTTTTCCTAATTCCTGATTAAGATTAGCGTAAGCGGTCTTAGCTTGATTTAGCTCTGCTTCCATCTTGTTAGCTTCGGCTGAGTTTTCGCCATACTGTTCTTTAGTTAGGCTTAACTGCTTCTCAAGGTTTTCGATTTGACGAGTGACGATTTCAGACTGTGCGCCAATCTTTTTTTCGGCTAATGCTAACTTGTCTGCTTCGCTAGCATTGGCACCCATCTGGCTTTCTTGCAGTTTAAATGAACTAACTACTTTTTCAGATTCACTAGCAAGCAATTTTTGTTCATTCTGCAATTCTTTTAGTTGAGCTTGATTGTTCTTGGCTGCATCACCATTTCCTTCAAGAGCTTGAGTGAGACTGGCAAGCTTTCCCTCATATCCTTTTAGGACATTTTGAGTCACTTCTACTTCACGCTGGAAAGCGCGATACTGTTCAGAACCAATATTCCCCTTTTTAAATTCCTCATCTACTTTAGATTGGGCTTGTCTTAAAGTTTCTAGTTTGTCTCTGGTTATACCTATTTGTTTCTGTAAGACTTCTTGTTTTTGGGTTAGTAAAATAACGTTCCCAGTGTCAAACTTTAAAGCCTTATCAATTTGTTTTAGTTCATTTGTAGTATTAACAGACTCTTTATTAATAGCTTTTAACGCCTTCTGCAAGGGTTGCGTGTCGCCATCGATTTCAATTTTGATACCTTTGATATTTCCTGCCATATTTCCTCCTTTCTCAAAAAAATAGAAAAGCGCTGAGAGAACTTCTACCACTGATAATGCAGCCAGACCAAGGAACTTGGTCTCAGAATCGCTCTCTCAGCACTCATTTTTCTTTAAAAACTGTCAAAATCAGCTTGCGTGGCTTTCCGTTCGCCACCCTTATCCTCGCTCCGTAGATTCACATAATCCGTCTGATAATCCAGAGCCATTCCGATTGAAATGTGCTTTAGATCATCAATAGAAAGACCAGTTTCTTTACAGCAAGATAAGTAGGATTCTACTGTGAAGATTTCTTCGCTAGCTGATTCTGATTCATCTGGTGCTTTTTTGTCGTCATGCTCGCATTTAGCATTTCCATCAGCACAGGTCCAACTTCCTGAATCGGGAAGATTTCCATTTCCATGAAGAATTGTTCATAAGGCTTGATTTGAGGATTTGCAGATTTAGCAAAGGTCCAAAAAAGACGGTTGAAAAAGGTCATGTCAAAATCTGACAACATCGAAATATCAATATTAGTCGCTGTCAATTCCTTGTCGGTTTCCAACTTGTTCAATTCATTCATGAATGATTGATTTTTCAACATCGAGAACAAATCTTGAAAATAATCTTTTCCAAATTGTTGCTTGTAAGCAATAGGAGTATAGCCGTTGGTCCCCAACTCATACTCCTGATCACCAACCAAAACGATTTTACGCATAGATCTTCTCCTTAAGCTGCAACTGCAGTAGGTTCATACACTTTCTTGAACCAGTTGTCATACGCATCCTTGTCATCAGCTGATGTGATAGAACGCTTGACAACTGTATCCAATGGACGCGGGCTAGCTTTGAAACTAAGTTCACGTTCGTTGGTTGATGTCCCGTTCTTAGTTTTTGAGCCAAGAGATGGGCGACTGGCAAAACAGTAGTACATCACATAGCGAGTCTTGTTTTTGTCGCCTTCAAACTGGAACATTATTGCGAACTCTGTCAAGCTCGCATCTGCTTTTTCAGTCATAACACCAGTTTGAGGGTCCTTGATTTCACCAAGAATTTTTGTCGCAAATTCATCAATGATGTGTGGGATTTTAAGTTTACCCTCATATCCTTCGTTTGAATTCATGAAATGGTAATTCTTGTTGTCTGCTTTGATAGGGGTTGTTTCCCCTTTAGTATCAAGTATCAGCTCCATTGCTCCAGGAAAACGAAAAACATCGCCGTAAGTGATAACTCCATCTGCTGCAAGTGTCTTGATAGGTGCGATATGTACATTTTCTAGGCCAAAGGTTACTTTATTTTCTTGAGTCATGTCATTCCTCCTTAGTATAGATAGACTGTGTAAGACTTGACATAGAGTCTTTCAGTCTCGATAAATGTTTCTTCTTGAACTTCAAAAAAGAGCTTGTGGTTTGCCCACAGCTCTTCCAGACGTTCTTCCAAATCTTCATCCTTACTCTCAAAAGCCAGCTCAACTGTCACGCTCTTAATCTGATGATTAACCGTGTTGTCAGCTGAATTGATGACTGGACTTGATTCATAATAGACCAGGTAAGGTAGGTCAGGAGCGTTTCCAATTTTAAACGCTCGATAAGTGACAGGCAAGTTTGCCTGTTCCAAAATAGCAGCAAAGTCTGATAGCTTCATTTCCCAATCTCCTTGATTCGCTTCTCAAAGTTCTGAATTGCTTTTTCTTCAGCTGGCTTGATGTGGACGATACCAGCGACACGACCACCATTTCTTGAAAGGTGCCCGTTTTCAAGTATGTGAGTAAGACTTGCAACTGCGTTGAACACAACAAAAGAGCCATTGGCCAACTTCTTCTTTTTCCAACTTCTACGATACTTTCCGTACCGTTTCGGACTTGTCTCTTTCAACTCATCCACAGTCTCATCAGTCACTTGCTCTGCAATCTTATCCACTTCTTCAGTAACCTCATCAGAGTAAGCTGCAAGCTCTTTCGCTATCAAATCAGCAAGGTCATTACTCATTTCAAGACCTCTGTCAAAGTCAACTCTAAAATTTCAGAATCGATAGGATAGGTTTTCAAGATACGATATTGCTTGCCTTCAAATTTCGCAAACTCCTGATTCTCATACTCAAAATTTCGAATCTCAACGACCAAGCTCGGTTTTAGACCTGCCTGGTTTGCTTGATAAAATTCAGAGCGAGTAACATTCTTTTTACGACACAACAGAGTAACTTCAACATCTTCAGAGATTGGTTGTAGTAACTTGTCCTTACCTGTGATTTTTTTAGAGATCAATTTTATTTCATGATTCCACATTCTTGACCTTTTTCTTTGATGCTATCTGTAAATTATGCAGTCGCCACTGAAGGTGACGTGGCATATCCACCCCACCCTCATAGCGAAAGGCTGCAAAATCAACTACAAACATTTGGTCTTCTGAGCTGTCTAAGTCAAGTAGAACTCCTAAGTTATCTTCTAGTTCTGTTTTGACAGCTTCGATGATTTTCTCCAAGGGCTTATCGCGTAGTTTTGTTGCTATACCCAATTTTAGCTTAAGCAATTCTAATAATTGAACATTGTCCATAACTACTCCTCGTCTCCCTCTTCAGGTTTCCCATCTACTACCTTTGTTTCTTCCTTTTCTACTTCTGTAGTTAATGTGTCATCTTTCGACATATCCTTATCTTCTACATTCATCAAAAAGATAGATCCTGCACTATTTGCCCCATTTAGCAGAGTCTCCGCAAACTCTTTATCAAGTTTGTGCTTAACTCTAGGGTAATTATCCCCAACCTTATAGCAATGTTTCTTTGGGTCTCGTAAGTCCTTAAAAGGACGGATTACCTTATATACCATTTACTACCTCCTTACAAAACAGCATCTGTATAGGTCACATAAAATCCTGCATCTCCGTCTACTTTTACTACATCAAAACGATTAGCGGTTGCCAAATACTGACCGTAGATTTTGTCATCTTGCCATTTGACAGTAGTCTGCGCACGGTCAAACAATGTCGCAAATTCTCCAACGTCACCGATGAAGGCTTTCAAATCTCCCTTGCTTTCTCCAATGATATCATCTGGATAAACAACAATAACACGACCAGCAAACTTGTAGCCAGTTGGAGATGTGATATCTGTTTGGAGCATGTAGCGACCGTCCTTGTCCTTGATTTTATCAAGAGCAGCGAACATAGATTGAGTACATACGATAGTTGCATTGTAGTATGTTTTCAATTCCACGTTGAGAATATCTTTCAAGCCGTCCAAACCAGCTGCGCTTTTAGATGTAGCTGTCTTGAGAACTTTAGCGATCTCTTTATTCTTAGTGATACGTTCTTGGTTCTTAGTTTGTTTAGCAACCAATCCCATGACATCGTAGTCAGCGTCATCAATAAATTCTTGAGATACTGGCAAATGACCACGACGTGTTTTGATTTCATAGTTCACCTTTGTAAAGGTTGGTTTAGCCAATTCAGGGTTTTCTTCCAACTCTTCAACAGTGTTCATTGCTTGATCAGTCAATTTTACAACTGACCATTTACCGCTTGCGTTCTTGACATTAACGATGTTGACCAATGAAGTCAGATCTGTCTTGTCTTGTTTCGCTTCTTTAGGCGTCATCAATTCAACAGGAATGATTGCTTCCCCTTCGGCAGATTTGAAACCATCAGCACGCGCTTCTTTTGTTCGTAAGTAATGATTAAATGCTTCACGTTGTCCCAATGTCTTTCCTCCTCGTTCTTCCATTTTCCCCGGAGTTGGTGCTTTACGATTTTGCTCTTTGATTTGTTTATCTAACTCATCGATCTCGTTTTCAAGCTGTACTTTTTCAGCTTCTTTTTCTTCAATTTCCCTTTGAAGACCGTCTACAGTCTTTTCAACTGCTAAAACTTCTTCATCATTTTTAGCACGATCCAACTTTTCTAACTCAACAACCGAACGTTTGTTCAATTCTTCGATAGTTTCTTCCAACTCAACTACCTTAGTTGCTTTTGCTCGCATACGAGCACCAAAGATTAATGCCTTATTCATAGCTTAAATTTCTCCTTAATTTCTTTCTTGCGCTTGTCTAGCGCTTCACGATTAGCACGCTTCTGACTTTCGAAGTCTTTTTGTCGTGCAGCAATTTCCGTTTGTGGATAGGCTGGGAAAGTACATGGACTCACTTCAAAGATTTCTAGCTCTAAGACAGTGTCCAAATACGAACCATCTTCACGTTCTTCCGTTTCGATTTTTACCGGGATAAAGCCAAAGCTACACCCTATAACATCTCCACGCTTGACACGGGCATAGGCCCCAACAGCTTGAGGATCATCCTTGTTAATGATGATATCTCCAAAAAGACCAACATCATCAACACCCAGTGTCAAAGTTCCGTTACCTGTTCGACCGAGAACAAGGCTATCATCATGGTTAAATAAAGCTCTGATATCAGCGTCTGTGACAGCTTTCTCAACACCAGCACGCTTGATTACTTCATGATAACCACGCCACAACTCCGTCTCTTCATCAAATTTTATAAAATAGCCACTCAACACCAAGTCTCCAGATTCTTCTTCTCTCGTTTGAAATTGAGTGGCACGATAGCTATTTCGCTTTTGCATTCTCTTCCTCACCTCCCTTCAGTTTATTTTGATCTCCTAGTTTCTCCTGAGGGAGAAAGTTTTCAAGAACAATCAACTCTTCCATCTCAGGATCAGGAGCCATCCCTAGCCAATCCCTCCACTCATTACGACGCATTGCAGCACTGTTTGCCATTTGTTGAGCAACAGCAGACAACTCCGTAATGTTGTAAGAGAAGAGTGAACGAGGATTTAGCTTGAAGTAACGATTGCTAGACAAAAGTAAGTCCCTGGTTAGTGTTTGAGTAATAGTGGTAGCAATACTCATGACAGTCGTATTTACAAAGTTGTTATACTCTGTCTTGTTGAACTCTCCTACACCCAAAATAAAAGCAGGTACTCCTAATAGACCTGCAACTGTTCTTTTATCCAATTCCACAGACTCGTTTAAAGCGATGTCCGTTAGACTAAGCGGTTTTACCTGCTGAATGTCCAGCAATGCCTCTGGAACAATCCATGGAGCGCCAACCCTGCTAGTACTCAAATACTTCTCAGCGATACGCTCACGCCCTTGCTCCGAATCTAGTTCAGCACTAGACGAGTCTACTTTAACGATAAGACTAGGAATATTCTTCCCGTTCATAAAGCTTTTTTTAGTCTTGGTAGCCATGTTCAAACTTTGAACCACATCTGTCAACGTCACCCTAAAACCAGTACCAATGTATAGAATATCTGGATCTGGATTGATGACGAAGTGGACTACTTCATCAGGGGAATATTCTTCACCCCTAAATGAGATTACATAGGAATCCTTATCTGTTTGGAATGAAACCTCTCTCATCGGAAATGGTCTTAGATTAGAAATATAATCCGTAACAGGTTCATATTCCACATGTAGGACAGAGTTCCCATCGCCATATAAAAGCAAATCGCGCACAATCTTGAAAATCCATGACTTCCTTGTCATGTGTTTACACGGATTGATGTCAATCTTTCTAGCAAGCCCATCACGGATTCTGATATCACCTTTATCTGTATTCTCCATCAAGTGGATGGTCATATTAGAGACCAAATCAGCAATCTTATTAACCGCTGTCACCACATCTGGATTTCTGGCCAAAGGTACATACGAGTCCATCAGGTTTGACAACCCTAAATCTGAATGACTCAGCATGTTGATTGGCTTACTTGGCTTGTTTCGTTTCCAAAACTTTTCAAAAATACCCATGTTTCCTCACCTCCTTTCTAACGAAAAGTATTTTGAAAAAGTGAATCAAAGTGTTTATTTCTTACGATATTCTGACTGACATCAATTACCTGTTTTTCCCATTTTACTGTTTCAGCCATCAAATTTTTCATATGTCTTTGACGAATAGTTACTACTTCCCCGTTTAAAATTACTTTAACTCGCCCTTTGTTGATCAGCAAGTTAATTTCATGTTCTGATAATACTATTTCATTCATAATTCACCTAATCAAAGAATCTCATCACATCACCACCCTTGCCAAGATTAGCAAGAGCCTGTATACAAGCAAAGACGCTGGCATCAAACAAGTCAATCCTTGCAGTCCCACCGTCTCCATCTAATTTCTCATATTGCACAGCATCGTCCACCTTTTCAATTGCTCTAACATTGCTCACACAGTATTCGTAAGCATCAGAATGAAGATAGTAAAATTCTTTATTCTTAACTTTAAACTCAATCCGTCTGAATCCCTCTGATTTCAGATAAAAAAGCTGAGGTTGGTCAATCATCTTGAACCGAGCTTGTTTCATCTTCGTCAAGAACTCACGGCCAAACTTCCTATCCATTCCGACAGCAGCAATCTTGAACCCTTTCTCCCTCATCTTGATGAACCATTTGACGATATCATCATAGAGGACGGTCGGAGTGTTGCTCATCGTCAACCAACCGTCAGACTGCCACCCAAAGAGTGGAATCCCGTCATCATTAGCTTTTTTCTGAGCATTAATCCGAGGGAAGAAAGCATGTGTGATACAGATATCAACGTCTTTCTCACCGTCATGATAGACACCATAGAGAGCAGCAGCTGTTAAGTCGTGCAATCTTGACAAGTCCGCACCACCATACCAACGAATAGGCAAACGTGCCAGCTCTTCTAAACTCCAATCGTAGCAACTATCCGACGCAATAAACTCATCAGGATTAAAATAAGCGTTCATAGAGTTAGTGAAGATATTCAAGGTCTTATTGAAAAACTCATTTCTTGTCTGAGGATCATTCATAGCCTGCTCTGCTTCTTCCTTGAGAGCCTTGAGCGAAACCGTGACACCCCATGACGGATTAGCCATCTTGAGGATATTCTCGTCCAGATAGTTCACCACGTCCCCATCAGCAGATTGATTAGCTTTGCAGATGAAGATGAAAAATGAATCATCAGTGACTAATTGCTTGAGCACCTTTTGACAGTATTTCAGACGGTTAGCAAGGAACCCGGTAGGAATATCCCCAGCCGTTGAGATAACAAAAAGCATACTGTTACGGTATGCTGACATTGTTTTTTTCATAAGACCATGTTTCTTACTGTTCCTCATTGTGTGAGCTTCGTCCAAGATGATAACATTTCCGTTCAAAGAGTCCAGACGGCTCTCATCATTCGCTAAAGCCTGGATAAAGAAAGAACCTTCATCACCAAAATTGGCGGTGATAGAGTGTTCTTGGTTATTATCCTTGATACGAATGTTCTTATCATTCCAGCGTTCAACGTTGAATCTTAAAAAACCAAAAGCTTCCATCGCTTGCTTGACTGAGTTAGCAACGATATAGCATTTGGAACCGCTATCTGTATCTAATATCTGATAAGCAAGTGCGATTGCAGCAGTAAACGAGGTCTTCCCATTCTTCCGAGCAAGCATGATAAGCGCTTCTTTGAACCTGCGCTCATTCGTACCCTTGTAGTAAAAACCAAACAGATTAACTACAACGAAATGTTGCCACGGTTGCAAAAGCAATGGCTTGTTACGGATAGATACCGCAAACATATCATCGCCTTGTTGGTGAACTATCACGTTCTCGATAAAGTGAATAACAAAATCCACCATATCCTCATCCATCTCAAAAGCAGGATTTTCTAAATCACGGAAAAAACGTTCAGCAGCAAGAATGTTCTCTTCGCAATGTTCTTCTCGGTGAGTTAAGACGTGTTGAGCGTATTCTTTTGCTTTATCAAGATTACCCATTTCCAGATACTCGCTTCTTCTTGATTTCGTTCTTGAACTTCAGAACCTCAGTAAGAACTGAATCACCTTCTTGTTCTACTACCTCACCGAGAGATTTCGGATTCATCATCAGCTGATTAGAGTAGCTGAGAATGTCTTTCCTCAAAATTTCCATAGCTGTCAAGATTGGAACTTTGCGCTCATTTTCAGCACCAGCCTTATTGACGTAGGTGTCTGTTACTGGATAACCCAAGTTAGCATAATCTTGAGCAAGTTTCTGATACTGGTATAACATACCTGCGAAAATGTCAATGATCATTTCGAACTCTTTCCGATAAGTGCCCAAGTCTTTCATCTGCTTGACCACTTTTGACTTAATCGACTTTGCTGTAATTGGTTTAGCCAAAAACTACCTCCTTTCGTCAAAATCGCTTAGTTTTTACCCCCTTTTTGTTTGAAGGCCCCCGACTTGGAAAAAGTTCCCTTCACCGGTACCCTACTGGCCGAAATGATTTTTCAAAAAGAGGGGGGACTAAAAATTTTCATTTTTCATTTTTGAAAAAATTTAAAAATTCTTTTTTTCTTTTTTTCTGCCAATACAATCCTTGATTGATTACTCTATCGTTCACTCTATCGTGAAACGTATTGTGTTTTTTATTCGTCAACGGCAAACAATTCCATTCAACGAATTCAAGTTCAGGATATTCAGATACAGGAAAGATATGGTGAACCATTTCTGCTTGAACAGAAATTCCGTAACGCAAACTTTCTTGGCAAAGATAATCATGCTTACGCATTATCCTATCACGGAACTTCTCCCACTTCTTAGATTTCAAGGATGGTCTGACAGGTTTGTTATACATCTCAAACCTCCTTTCTCAACGCTAAAAGGGACAGGCCTTTGACCTATCCCCTCCTCATACAAGAAATCTATGCTACCATAATAAACCTTTTTTTGTGAGACTTCAAGACGTCTTTTGTCTCATTCTGATTCTTTAAAAAAATTACCCCATTTTACTAGTATGGCTGTTAGCGGTATGTGCATTCCATTTACAAATACGGTATTCTTTTATCATTTTCTACCTCCTGTAACTATACCAATTTTACCCATCACTTTCACATATCTTATATTTTGTTAAACTCACTCTGAATCACAAACCCTTACTAAGCATGGGTTTTGAAGAGTTTCATTTTTTTAGTTTATGCTTAACTCATTATGTGAAAGTAATATCTAAAAAATTAAATGACAAAGTTCCGTAGTGCGTCATCAAGCTCTGCTTGCTCTATCCCTATGTATCTCAGGGTGATTGCAGGTGATGAGTGATTGAACATTTTCTGTAATGTTCCTACGTCCTTTGTCTTGTTGTAATATTTATAGCCGAATGTCTTGCGCATTGTATGTGTGCCAACATTATCAATGCCAAGTTCTTCAGCTGCTTCATGTATGATTTGATAGGCTCGCTCACGAGTGATCGCTTTATTCTGACCTTGCCTACTCTTGAATAAGAAATGATGAAATGGTTTGCCTTCAACATATCTCCTCATTTCTTTCTTGAGTTCTTTTGTCATCCGTCTTGTTATCTGCTTACCAGTCTTCCGTTCTCTCAGTTTGATGTGCCAACCTTGAACATCTTTAACTTTCAAGGTAAGTATATCTCCGACTCGTAAGCCAGTATTCAGGCCTGTGATGAATAGCATATAATACATCTCATTCCATTCTCTGAGATAATCTTTCATAGCTTGAATATCATCATTGTCTTTTATCGGTGATACAAATTCCATAACTGCCTCCTTTCTACAAAACAAAAAGCCAGCTGGTTGCTGACTCATGATGTTCCTCTGTTAAACAACTTTTCTGTAAAAATAGGATGACTCCAACATGTGATTTGTGTTTTTGTTTCAGAAGTTCATGCTATCATAATAGACCTTTTTTTGTGAGACTTCAAGATGTCTTTTGTCTCAATCTTATTTACAACTCACCTTTCAGTATAGCGTACTGTTCTAAGATAATCCTTCTACGTCGATAGATTGTAGCTTTGCTCATGAATTTCTGTTCTGCTATTTCTTCCCATCTCAGTTGAGGGTATCTCCAGCGTAGATTAAAGATTTCCATATCCTCATCCACTAGATTACTCAAGAGTTTGTTAATAATCCCTTTAAATCCTTCAAGAAATTTTAAAGTCGGATCATCTGCGATTCTGATTGCGATAGTTTCGGTAGGTTTGCTTATTCCTACAGTTGGCCCACTTTGAGCATCTGGGTTTCTGGTTTCTAATTCTAGCCTTCTTAAGTCTATTGTGCGTTGAATGTTTTGAAATTTGAAAAGTTCTCTGTCTAACGTTTTGAGTTCTTCGTCGCTCAATTTTTTCAATTTCCACCTCCAAGTTTTTCAAAAATGTAAACAAGTTATCAAAATTGTCGAGATCGGATATCTATTCCTACTTGTCTTCGTTCCATAAAATCTAACTGTTTGTTCAGTAATACCAAGTTCTTTACTAATCGGAATATCAATCACTTCTCGACAATCCAGTAAATCCAAAAATAACTCACTGCATAACCTTGAAAATTCCCAATTATTGTTCTTCGTTCCTCTAATTTTTTAATCAATTCCTGCTTATTCATCTTAGTTTCCTCCATAAATCAAATAAACTGCAATAACTACCTGAGCCATGCTTGGCGAATAGCCAATCCAATCATCAAACTCCTTAGATTTTGGCAACCAACCCTTAGTAGCTCCCAATTCATAGTCTGTAGGCTTTTCATCAGCAAAGATGCATTCCATCGCTCCCATAAATGTCATACCATCTTCTGCCATTTCCCAAAAATAGTCCACCCGGTCTTTTACTGCTTGTGGTAAATCTTGCTGGGGAGGTTGCGGCTTCCCGTCTTCTACCGTCCAATTGTATACTGCATTAACTTTTTTCTTTAACTCTTCCATCATCTTCCAACTCCTCCGCTTTCCGTCTTAATTCTTTATTCTTTTTCCTCAACAAATCGCGCTCCAGCGCTCTAATCCGTCTCTTGCGTGCATCGCACGGCTTCGAATACTCGATTATCTTCTCTTCGTTTTGCTCGATCGTGCGTTTCAGTCCGTCAATCTCAGTCTGTTTATCGTACTTCATCTTCTAAAAATCTTTCAATAGCTTCTCTGTAGGAGACTTCCACCAGACCGTCTAAGTCGTTCAGGGCTTCAATATAGTCTGGACGACCTTGCCCGTACTGCTCTTTCAAAAATTCAACAAAGAGATGAATTTCCTGATAGGTTACTCCAACCATGTTTCTTACCTCCCACTAAAAGTGTAAACGTCGCAACCGCCACATTCGACGGCGTATATTTTAATTCAGGGTCTTTCGTCAAGCGCCCTACCAATGTAACGTTATTGATCATCTTTCTTGCTGCACGTTCCCCGATTAAGTAACCGAGAAATAGCCACAGAATCGCCATGCCAAATTCTTTAATAAGTTCAATCATTTTCTTCTCCCTTCATTTGTTCTGCATCTGTAAATGATTCCATTGTCTTAATAATTTTTTCTAACATAGATTTATGTAGAGTGATGTAATTATTTTTCTTCACTTGTTCACAGAAGATACAAATTCGTTTGCCAAGATAATTACATTTTCCGGCTGAATGGTAACTTTCATCTGACTCAATTTGTTCTTTATTAGCTGAACTAACAAGAATTACTTAATCAGATTCTTTCCAATCAGAAATTCCCATACATTTGTGAAGATTCTCAAATGCTAGATCCATTAAAATATTTTTAGCCATTATTCTCCTCCTGAAAAAGTCGCTAAATAGTAACAATCCTTAGAACCGTAGTCAAATCGTGTCGTCCGCTGACCAATGTGCTTCTGAAATCTTGGATGAGTGATAGCCGAGAAAGCCCACTGATGATCTTCCATCTGCTCAATGAGATCATCGACATTGTCAAACCTCCCAAGGAAAAACTTACAGTGCCCGTTGTAGACGAAATAAAGCTCTAACATCACTCCACCTCGACAGGGTAGAAGTTCCCAAAGGAACCTCTCAATGCCTTGCTAACCTGTAAGGCTGCCGCCCGAGAAATAAACCGCATGGCTTTCTTCTCCTCGGAACACGAAATATCCAAGCCAGTCACACTGACAATTGCAGACCTTAGAAACGGCTTATCCTCTCTTGTCCCATGCTTTAAAATAAACATCAGCCACCCCTATTCTAAAAATATTGCTTTCGCTTGTTTGTCAAATCATTGAAAACCATCAAATGGTCTTTATCTACACCCTTCATTAGTCTGGACATGAAAGGTCTGCCATATCTTTTTTGAATATCGGCAGAAATCAAATTTGTGGTAATGATTGTGTTTGAACGCTTATTCAAGATATTGTAGAGAATAGTAAATGACCATTCGCTATCTTTTTCCATTCCTAAATCATCCAAAACCAAGAACTTAGCACTAGCAATTTTATTGACCAGAAACTCTTCCTGACTAAAATCAGCTTTAATCTTCATCAGCAAGTCAGTTACGTTAATAAAAATAGCAATCTCTTTCGTGTACTCAGATAGAACCTTAACCATAGCAAAAGCCAAATGGCTCTTACCTGTTCCAGCTTCTCCTTGTAACACGATGTTGTTCCTAGCACCCTCAGACCACTCACGACAAATCCTCTTTGCAAAAGCTAGCTTTTCCGCTTCTTTTTCGGTTGGTGTTTCAAAATTGTCCAAAGTAGCATTTTTCAAAACTTCATCATAAAGAGAGAACTTTTCAAGATAGTATTTCCTCTCTCGCTCATTCTCAGCATTAGCCAGTTCATTCACTCTTTCCTGATTTTCTTCATGAATCCGCTCAGATTCACACATGCGACATACAACACTCTCGGTCCTCAATATCTTTATCAAAGGGATGTTATGCTTTTCGCAGAACTCTTCTTGTTGTTCTGTATTCCTACGATAAGATAAGGCGATTTCCTCAAACACATTGTCTACCATACTAGCCGACCTCCGCATTCATGCCAGCTAGCCATTTCAGACAAGCAGGCAACCACTTGATGAATTGGTTGGTCTGCTAAAAGAGTTTTCTTCTCGTAGCTTAACGGATAATAGTCAATCTCGAATTGTTCAATTAGTTCTAGTACCCCCATTCGTCCTTGGCCTCCTGTTCTTCTTTCTTATCCTTGTTCTTCTTTTCCGATTGACGAACCTGTTCAACAGTGGTAACATTGTTCATCTGCCAATTTCTTAAAATCCCACCAATATATTTGATGTTCGGCTTTCCTGAGTTAATAGCAGTCTTCAATGCTTCTTTCACCAAATCCACATCATTCTCATTTAGTAGATGGTTGATTTCTTCAATTTCAAATCCAGATAAGAGTCTACGAAACTCAGATTGAAAAAGTTCTAAGATATTTTCTTCACTACCACTACTAGTAGTAGTTATTCTTTTCTTATTCTTATCTTTATCTAATCTATTCTTATTCTTATCTTTATCTTCTTCTAGTGCGTTACCGTCCGTTACTGTAACGTTACCTGTAACGTTACCAAGAGCAAGATTTTTTTGTTTTTTACGGTATTTGGCTACACGGTTACGTGTCTGTTCCTTGATTTTCTCCATTCCGTCAACGTTTTGATGTTTTTCCCAATTTGGCAAGCTAATAATACCATCGATAATCTCAATCATCCCAAACTGTTCAAAAACTCCAATAGCCATTCTTACTGTATTCAATGGTCTACGAAAAATAGTAGCTAACATTTCATCTGTATAGTGAACCTTATCAGTCATCATCAACAAACCATTACTGTTATGTTTTCCAGCAAGTGTCAAAATCTTGAACCATATCACTAAGATGGCATCAGGATCAGGCAAGGCATCAATCAGGCAAATCTTTTCATCGTCAAAAATATCGGTTGTGATTTTTATCCACTTAATTTCAGACATACCGAGCACCCCACTTCCTGCGATTGGCACGATACTTCATCCGCATATCCTCATAGATGTGCCTGCCTTCCAGCTCCATTTTTTCAATCTTTAGCAGCTTATTTTTAAGGGTCACATAACGATAGTCCTTTGCTAGTTTTTCATAGTCGGTTAGGTATTCTTTGACTAGTAATAGATTTTTATAATCGTTTTCCCATATCGTAATAAAATGTCTTGAAGTTGATTCCCTTCCTTCCAGTTCTTTAACAATCATAATCAGGTTATCCAGCGATTCAATCAATTCTTCCATTTCCTGCCCTCCTCATTACAGAAGTCTGATTGCAGACTGTTTAGGTTCTGGCAAAGCTAATGGCTCAGGACGCAATCCTTGAGGCGGTTCGTTGTCGTAGGTAAAGCCCTTGAACGGACGACGAATATTCTTGCGGATTTCTTGACGTTCAGCTTCTCTACCACGTTCGTAAGCATGGTTATAGCCTTGAATAATCATAGACGCAAATTCTTGCTCTTCTCGTCTTTCTTCTTCCTTGCGTTGTTCCTGCAATTTGATATGACGGCAAGCCCCTGCAAATCCAAGCAGTAAGGCTCCAACCCCCATCAACTGGTCTAAAATCGGTGGTTCAAACATTTTTATCTCCTTATCCTCTTTTTGTGCTATAATATAGTCAAATAATTTTGCTAAGACCTTGTCCAGAAGCCTTTTAGTAAAGTTATTATATTTGATTAGAGAGCCATTCTTTGATGGCTCTTTTTGACCATTTCTTACCAGGTAATTCCTTTGGAAATCCCTTTAAGTAACGATAATTATCTGAAAAGGTGGCATACTTAATTCCTAGAAATTCGCAGGTAGTGTTCACATCCATCAACTCTGGATAGTGATCACTATCTTTTTCTATTTCGACTAGCCTTGTGATTGTGTCCTTGATAATAGATTTAATCCATTCAGACAGTGAAAGTAGAACATTGTCCATCTTCTTCCCCTTTCTAGACGTCATCAAATGAGTTCAATTTCATGATTTTCATCTTGGTATTAGTGCTTGGCTCCCACGTCATCCAGTAAGCAAGAGCGGCATCCGCATGCTTCTTGGGTAGCAAGTCATAGCGACTAATGTTGAAGTGGTCTTTGAAATCAATCTCAGCTTGTCTAAAGACTGATTGAGCAAAAACCTTATCCGCATAAGCAGGACTGTCAATACCGCCAAGGCAAGCCACGACCCGAGCTTTGCGCTTCTTCAGTAACGACTGAGCATAGCTTGGATGAATCGGTTGCTCACTCTTTAGATAGTCGATATCTTCCAGCATGGTAGCCTGTTGCTCACGCAATTTCTTTTGACCAGTGAATAGAGCGATAAAGGCATCCTCGTCCAAGTCCTCGCGGATAAATCCGCCCTGCTTGCGAATAGCTGGCAAGACCTCTGAAGTCACCCAGCGCTTGAATTCCTTAGCTTGAGGCAACTTGCTGGATAAGATGAGAGAGTAGAGACCAGATTCGTTGATGATCAACATATCCTGTGTTCCGCCACTAGTAGGGATGCCCTGTTTTAGGGCGTCCTCTTCATCAACGTGAAGAGTAATCGCATTTCTAGCCTTGCTATATCCTAGGATGTCCGCTACATCCTTCCCGACAAACCACGGCTCGTCATCAATTGTCAAAGTACGGACTTCTTGTCCGTGAAAATTAAAAATTTCGTTCATAGTATTCCTTTCTAAATTTGGTATAATGAAAATAAAACGATTGGAGAAATCTTATGGATTATCAAATTCTTATTCAACCTGCAATTAGTGTCATTCTTGCAATAATCTCAGGTTTATGGTCATATATTGCATCAAAAGCTAACAATAAAGCTGAGATTGAAAAACAGGCCAAAGAACATTCACATATCGTAGAGAAACTTGAAAAAGAATTTCATTATCAGATAGATACTCTCAAACAACAACACACCTTGGAACTTGAAAAAGTCAAACAAGCTCATGAATTACGGTTACAAGAACTTGAAAAGGTATCTCAGATTGATACTGAAACCGACAAGGCTATGAAGATGAATGATCTTATCTACAAAACTTTTACAGGCGAAGTTGATTTGGACAAAGCTTTAAAATTAGCTGATAAAGCTAACAATCACAAACAAAAACTAAATAAAAAATTTATTCAAAAGACTTCTAAAAAATCATAAATTAAATTTATTTCTAATTCTTTCAAGCTCATCATCTTGTATTTTTTTATACTCGTTGATGCGCTTTTTTCTGTCTCTTTTGCTAGCGTAGTATGTAGCAAAACCAATGATAAGATTGATTATGACAACAAAGTAAAACCATACTATTTCATTCATCTCCACCCTCCTACTCCAGCACCTTACTGCCGACTACCAATCGTTTAACGACAACGTCCATCTCCTTAAATTCGGCATTCTCTGCACAGTAGCGGACGCTCTCGCTGATGATGTGACAAATAGATACGCCGTACTCGTTCGCCAGCTCCGTAGCAATCTCCCAGGCATCTTTGTCAATCCGTGTTACTTTTTGCGCTGCGTTGTTCATACTATTTCCTCATGCTCTAACTATTTTCCCAAGGGTTCTCAATCCCTAAAACATCTGCAACTTTTTCCTTAACAGACTCACTACCTTTGCCATACTTCAGCAACTCTGAAATAACTGATGATGCTACAGATACTTGTTTTGCTAACTCAGCTTGAGTCATATCAAGCTCAATCAAACGAGTTTTGATTTTAGCCTTGATTATCTTTAGTTCTTTACTCATCTTTCTCCTTTCTATTTCTTCGTTTCACTTTCCAGCGCTCTGAGTTCTATCTCATGGCTGGCTTGTTTAAATAGCTTCTCACACGCTATTTTAGCTTCTCTGTACGTTGTGTTCTCGCTGATGAAGTAATCAGCAAGTTCGATGATTTTATCTTCCATTCAACCTCCTATATCAGTCTCAAGACTGAGGTAATATCTTCCTAAATTGCTATAATAATCTTGATTAGGACCTCTCACCGTTTTAGTCAAAATTCCAATAGAAAGGAGGAAATTTTATATGTCAAAACTCACTAAAGAAGATGTTTTACAAGTTTCTCAAGAAATTATCAACGATGCTATTCCAGTTATCAAAGATATGTTAGATGAGGTATTTAAAGAATACCCAATCGACATGGAAATTAGAAAGGCTATTCTTAATAGCGTCCTTGTCGCTCATAAACTCAGTACAGAAACTACGGTTTCGTTGCTAACAGAACTTGTAAATGCTCAAGAAAACTAGTGTTTCTTAGAATTTTTTCTACTAATTCAGGGTCTGCCTTTACGAGGGTGGACTCTTTTTTCCCACTATACGGATATCGTCTTGGTCTCATTTCCTCACCTCCTTTTAAAAAATTATCTAAAAAGTTAGCGAATTTCTTGACAAAAAACAATCTATAGTTTAGAATTTAATCATAGAGAAAAGACCTACTAAAAGTAAGGTTCTACCTAGAAAACGGACGCCAATCAGTTTCATTAGGCTTTATTTTTTAGTTGTCTTGTTCGCTAACTCTTTAGCTTACAAATAATATTCTAAACTATAGATTGCGTTTTGTCAACATATTTACAATCAAAAGTTTAAATATTTTTTGTCATGCCTTAGAAAGGTTGATAAATCAATGTTTTCTTTGTTCGAAAAAATAAAAGAACTTTGCCAAAATCGTGGAATTTCTATAAATTCTCTTGAAGAAACATTAGGATATAGTAGAAATACAATCTATAGTATGAAAAACAAAAAACCAAATGCTGAACGTCTTCAAGAAATTGCTGACTACTTCAACGTGTCCACAGATTATTTACTTGGTCGCACGGATAATCCTGCTATTGCTGGTGATTCAAAAGAGTACACTTGGCAAGGGAAGACCCTAAATGTTGAAGAAATGGCATCTAATGTCATGATGTTTGGTGGTCGAGAATTAACAGATGAAAAGAAGAAAATCATCCAGTCTATCATTGAAGGTTATCTCAAAGAAGCTGGTGATTAGAGGTACTGCTTAGTGACCGAAAAAGAAATTATAAGTCATTTTCAGGTTCGCATTGTCGATTTTGACGGTGAGCTAATACCTGATGAACTTGGATTTTACGAAAAAGAAACCAATACAGCTTTCTTATCTAATAAACTCAGCAAAAAAGAGAGAGTTAAGGTACTACTGCATGAACTCGGACACAAAGACCACACACGCTCAGAGTACCAGAACGCTCGCCTACGCTGTGAAAACGAAGCTGATAGGAATATGATCCATCATCTCGTAAAAGACGCACTAGAAAGCTTGGATGACCCCACAGAGTTTGATTACCTCAAATTCATGTCCTACTACAATCTTAAAACCATGACTAATGAAGTCATGGTAAAAGAGGAATACTTTGCATTGATGGAGTGAAAGGAGACTCATATGTCTTACTCGTATGTTGCTTTAGATGTTGAAACTGCGAATGACTTTCGCGGTAGTGTTTGTTCTATCGGATTAGTAAAATTTAAAGATGGGAATATTGTTGATACATTTTACACCTTAATCAATCCAGAAGAAGAATTTGATGATTTCAATATTTTCATCCATGGCATTACTCCTGAAGATGTTCTTGATTCACCTACATTCCCAGAAGTAAGAAAGTCCATTGTTGATTTTATTGGTTTAGATATAGTTGTAGCCCACTTTGCACAGTTTGATATGGGTGCTCTTAAAGACGTATACCAAAAATACGAGCTAGATTTTGATAATATAGAATACATTTGTTCGTATCGATTAGCCAAGGTTGCTCTCCCTGGACAATTGAATTACAAACTAAAAAGACTAGCTAAAAATTTGAATATTGAGCTAGATCACCATAACGCTCTATCAGATGCACGAGCAAGCGGATTGATTTTAGAATACTTGCTATCCACAAATTCATTTTCCGACCTCACCGCTTTTTTAAAAGAATATAGATACAATAAAACTGGCTTACTCGGTCAGTATGGATTTAAAAGGAAAAAAGGTTATCAATACAAGGAAAACCTTATCTATCAGCCTACAGAAGAAGAAAAAGCAGCAATGAACCCAGACCATTACTTTTACGGTTTGTACTTTTGCTTTACTGGAAAACTCGAGCGAATGACTAGAAAAGAAGCTAACAAAGCTGCTGCGTTAGTTGGTGGTATTCCTGAAAAAGGAGTGACCAAACACACTAATATCTTAGTTGTTGGGGAACAAGATTGGAGAGTTGTTGGCACAGATGGATTAAGCAGTAAAATGAAAAAAGCACAAACCTTATTAGAAAAAGGTCAAGATATTGAAATCATGACAGAAAATGATTTTATAAGATTGCTTGAGGAATAGTAAACAAGAAATAAAAAAGCCCCACAATCGCCCTCGCCAAAGTTTGATTGTGAAGCTTAGCCTTATAAGAAATCAGCCATTAAAAAGGCCTATTTTCTATACCCTATTTTACACCATGAAAGGGGTGATGTCAATATTCTCAATGTTTAGACCTTGTCCAGAAGCCGATAAACAAGGAGAATACAATGAAATATAATAAAACAAAATACCCAAATATCTATTACTATGAGACTGCTAAAGGCAAGCGTTACTATGTCAGACGTTCTTTTTTCTTCCGAGGTAAAAAAAGAGAAAAAAGTAAAAGTGGTTTCACAACTCTCCCTCAAGCTCGTGCAGCCTTGGTAGAGCTTGAGCAACAAATCCAAGAACAAGAATTAGGTATCAATACGAATCTAACGCTTGATCAATATTGGGATATCTATTCCGAAAAGAGATTGTCAACAGGGCGCTGGAATGACACTTCATACTACCTCAATGACAATCTCTATAATAACCATATCAAGGCAAAGTTTGGTTCTATCCTGCTTAAAAATTTGGATAGAAATGAGTATGAACTATTTATCGCTGAAAAGTTGCAGAACCATACCAGATACACTGTTCAAACCCTCAATTCCAGCTTCATGGCATTGCTGAATGATGCCGTGAAAAATGGTAATCTGCTCTCAAATCGCTTGAAAGGTGTTTTCATCGGCCAGAGTGATATCCCTGCTGCAAACAAGAAAGTGACTCTCAAAGAGTTCAAGACTTGGATAGCAAAGGCAGAAGAGATTATGCCAAAACAATTCTACGCTCTGACCTATCTGACAATTTTTGGATTGAGAAGAGGAGAAGTCTTTGGATTGCGTCCAATGGACATCACTCAGAACGACAGCGGACGGGCTATACTGCATCTTAGAGACAGTCGAAGCAACCAGACCTTAAAAGGGAAAGGAGGGCTTAAAACGAAGGATTCAGAGCGATATGTCTGCCTTGATGATATCGGAACAGACCTGATCTATTATCTGATAGCTGAAGCTTCTAAGATTAAGCGAAAGTTAGGAATTATCAAGGAACAGCACAAGGATTATATAACTATCAACGAGAAAGGTGGTCTCATCAATCCAAACCAGCTAAATAGAAACTTCAATCTAGTGAATGAAGCAACAGGATTGCATGTAACACCTCACATGATGCGCCACTTCTTCACGACTCAAAGCATTATTGCAGGGGTTCCGCTTGAACAATTAAGCCAGGCGCTGGGCCATACAAAAGTCTATATGACCGATCGTTACAATCAAGTAGAGGACGAACTTGCTGAAGCGACAACAGACCTATTTCTTAGTCATATTCGCTAAAAAAATCCCCGCCAATTCCCCGACCAAAATCCGAAAAATACCGAAAAATATCGAAAAATTATTTTTAGAATAGTCCCCAAAAGCCTGAAATAAAGCTAAAAAACTCCACCTGATTGGGTGGAGTTAAGGGAGATTATTATGAAAAAGGTAAAATAAAATCTTATTAAATCAACACTCTTGGGGGTGTCCCCTCCAACTCCCCGACCTCTGGACAAGGTCTATTTTTTTGAAAAAAATTTATCAAAACCATTGACTTTCTACAACTAAAGTTGTATAATAGATACATAAGGTTAAGGAGGAAACCTTAGACAAGGAAACTAGTAGAAAGGAACATGAAATGTTTAAGTTCAAAAAGAAACCACTCAAAGTCAAAACAAATAAGCTAGTCATCAAAATAAACTTATTTATAATCAGCTTTGAATGGCACTTAGAAATTGGATAGTGAGAAATCACTATCCACCCCTTAGGGGGGTGTACTTAAATTATAACAGGAAAAACAATGAAAGTAAATCTTAAAATTAGAAAAACCACCAAGCGTGAAAAAGTTGAATTCATTATTGGATTTGTTCTACTTCTATTTGCGATTTGGTATTTTACGAGGTAATATATGTCAGTAGATATTGAAGCTATCCGCTGGCTTTTAGACAATGCCACAGCCTATGCTATTAGCAAAAACTGTGGCATGTCTATTCAGGCCGTGGACAAGTATAAAAATGGTGTGTCAGATATTATGAATATGCGTCTAAAACACGCTATCAGCATGATAACATACGCCCAGGAACTTAAAAAGCAGTGATTTCGGTCACTGTTTTTATTTTTAACAAAACACCGTTTTTGACAATAATCAAAAAATAAAAAGGAGCTATTATTAACAAAATGGCGTTTTTGGCAATAATACCCTGCCATTCCTCCTCCCTATTCTTCATGTAAACGCTTTTTTGAAGAATCAGAGCAAACAAAAAAACCGCAAGCCTGAGCCTGCGGTGAAAGAACAATTTAGAAAGTTTCCTTTCTATTTATTTAACTGTAATCAAGCCATCTGGCTCTACTGTGAAGTCTGGCTTATCTGCCAGTGTTCCGTCTGGTTTGAGGTAGTACCAGCCTGTTCCGTCTGCGGACTGGACGAAGGCGTTTGATACCATAGCGCCTTCTTTAGCGTCTAAGTAGTACCAAGTGTCCTTGTACTTGACCCAGCCTGTCTTCATGGCACCTTCTTCGTTGAAATAGTACCACTTGTCAGCGATTTTCTTCCAGCCTGTGGCCATTTCGCCTGATTGGTCAAAGTAGTACCAATTACCGTCTGTGTGCTTCTTCCAGCGGTCTGAAAGCATATAGCCTGAGCCATCGAAATAATACCAGGTACCGTTGATTTTCTCAAACTTATCTTTTGGATAAGAACCGTCTGAGTGTACGTACCAGTAGCCAGTGCCATTTTTCTGCCAGCCTGTTGCAGCGCTCAAGCCGTTTTCGATGTCTTGCTTAAATTGTTCACGGCTAATGCCCCAACTTGCAAGATATGGATATGGATCCACATGGTCTGAGTGGTTGTTTGGTTGGTTATTGGTACAGTATTCATGCGTCTTGATACCTGCCAAGTCGTCTGTATCAAGAGTCTTCGGCAAGCCTGCTTCGTCCGCTAGATTGCGTAGCAATTCGATATAGAGGCGGTAGTCCGTCATGAACTCTTCTTTAGTTGAATGGCTTTCAATCAGTTCAACCGCTGCGTAACTCTCAGTATTCCAACCGCCCCCAACATCCCAACTTCCGTTGTTCACAGGACCTACTTGCATGACACGGCCGTTTCCGACAACATGTGAAAAGAACCCTAGTTCAGGGTCCTTTCTATAGTGATAATCCGCTTCATTCTGTACGGTTGAGTTGCGGTTACCTGTTGAGTGAGCATGTACTTGTCGATAAGGCTGCACCCCAACCTGTGGCAAGCCTGTACGTAGTCTGTTTCTATCGATATCCATTCCCTATCGTCCTTTCCATGCGTCATTCATCTGCTTCACTGCTGACTCTACGAAGGTGTCTAAGTCTTTGTCAGTCATGCTAATATTGTATTTTGTAAGCTCAGCACGGACTTTAGCGCGAGCCTGTGCCAGTTTTTCATCTCCCTTGTAGCCAGTTTCAGCAGCTACCTGCTCCACGGCATTAACTGCGTTCTTGGCCAAGATTTCAACAATCTTGATAGTCTTTTCTCCACCTTTTTTGACGAGGTATTCCTTGACTGCCTTGACTGCGATACCAGCCAAAATAACAAGGATGCTGATTGCTCCATTAGTAATGATTTCAGTAATTTGTTGCATTTGTTATTCTCCTTTTTTCGTATCATCATCTTTTTCAAGTAATCGCTGAAATACTTTTACAATCGGCTGAAAAAGAGTAACATTTCCTTTTAATTTGCGGTAATTTTCAATGAGAGATTGAAAAGTAAATGCGATGTACCCGAGATAGATTGAGTGCAAGAATACAAAACCTGTCTTTTCAGGCAACAAAACGGACGCCGGAATGAGGATCATCAGTAAGAGAACCCCTGAAATCTTACGAAGGAGCCCGTTAATGCCGATTTTGCTCTTGTACTCGATGTCAGGATTGATAATCGCCGCAATCGTCCCTGTCACAAAATCAATGATTTCCATTGAGACAATCAGTGCTAGAGCGTACAATACCAAACCATCTTCAGTCTGTACGACACTTCTTAGAAAATTGAAAAATTCAATTTGCATACAACCTCCTATTCTTTAGGTTCTACCGTTGGATTCGTCCAGTCAGGATTGCCCTCTGCATCAAATTTCATGATATAGAATTCATGATTCAACAGAACGGCTACGTTGATTGTTGTTATTGTACCACCCCACTGGTTGAACGCCCAAACGGTTTCAATATCCTTGAATTGGCGACGGCCATTTACGATCACAGGACGTTTTTGAACGTCACGATACATATAGAAGTCATCGCTTACATTCTTGCAACGAATGAACTCTCCATTTTCTTTCATGTAGCGCAAAGCACTCGCAAGATCAAATGGTTCTGTGATTTTTGTAAGGTCTAGTAAGTTATCTGTGTTTTGAATTGTTTCTGCCATGTCTATTCTCCTTTGTCTGCTGGTTTAGTTTGTTCATCAAGCAGAGCTTCCAGCTCATCCACTCGTGCTTGAAGTCTTTGATTCTCTTCCCTTTGCTCATTTAACTGAATACTCAAGATATTACTTGTAATCATCGAATTTGTTGAAGTTGTTGACATTTCACGAATTGTCATTTGTAAGGCTTGGTTAAGCTGTTCTGTGTTCATTTTCTAAGTTCTCCAATCTGTGTGTTCGTTTTCTATTTTCAAGAGCAAACTCCTGAATTGCTTTAAGTGCGATATTGGTCAACATGTTGTTATTCATGCTATTGTTTTCTCCATTTTTTCTATTTTTTGATTTAATTCTTGAATAGCCTTGATTAAGTAAGGAACTAAAGCGGTATAGTCAATATGCAGATAGCCATCTGGATTCTCAGGATCTCGTGAGACAATTCTTGGAACGATGGTTTCAGCCTCTTGAGCTATTAGACCAATCTCCTCATGTTTCTTATTTTCGATGAAATCAAATGCAACCATTCTTAATCTGTTGATTTTATCCAAGGCTTTCACAGCTGTATCTGTGATGTTCTCTTTTAAGCGTCTGTCTGATTTTTGTTCCATCCAATACTTCACGCTACCGCTACCGACCTGATTCCACCAAACAACCGCATTCCTTCCTCCTTTGGGATTCCAGCCATCACCAAGCACATCTTTACTTCCAAGTTCGATACCATTTGAAAACACAGGAGAACGAGAAAAAGTAGTATTCCCATAAAAGTTTGCTCTCGATGAATTCGAAAAGTCAACCTTCCCGTGGAAATCTGCTCCGTTTCGGCAATACATATTTCCTGATGTTGTTACATACCAAGCATTGGGGCCAGGAGAGTTCCAACTGTGACCCCAGTTCGCCCAAAATGCGGTATTTTCGCCATTATAGCTTCCTCCTTCACCATTCCCCATGCCAACTGAGAATTGGTTGATACCAGAAATCCAGCGACCTCTTCCTTGAGCAAAACGCCCAATAGTGAATCCACCGATTCGGCCTTGATAGGCTTCTAGGAAGGTTGAACTAGAAATGACGGACTCAACCTTAGTAGAGAAGATACGTTTAGATGTCAGTTGGTCAATAAAAGCGTCATTTGCAGTCATTTTTCTAATAAACGCAGCATCAAATCTCACTTTATCAGCCGTGACCGCTTCAGCGTCTAATATCGTAGTCGTGACCGAACCAGCTTCAAAATTGGCCGTTTTGAGCTTATCAACCATGGCAGACTTGATGACTGCTCTGTCAATCAGGGTCTCTCCAGTGATGTGGGTCAATTTCCCAACAAAGCGGTTATGTCCATTGGCGCCAAGATTGATTCCAGAGATGATATCTCCAGCCGAGTTGATGTTTTGAACTGCCCATGAGCCAGTTAGTTGGCTTTGAACAGAGCGAATCGCTTCGTCCGTGTCTTCAGGAGCTTCGGTGTACGGTGTTGCATACGATCCTTTTTCAAGTTTAAGACCTGCAATATATAGATTTGTATTTTGATTAAGTCGTTCTACACGAGGAAAGATGAAGCCGTCCACAGTAATTTTGAAGGCAAATGAGTAACGTTTCCATTCACTTGTTATAGCGACCGATGTTTCAGATGGAACACCCCAACCTTTCTCAACAGATCCATTTCTATTTACATAGAAATTTACTGTATCATTCTTCCAGTCGCTCTTCATCCATAAGCTGAATGTATAGACTTCACCAATTTTTGCATCAATCTCTTGTCCAACGCCATTCCACGAATTATTTTTAAATAGGACATCAACACCTTTGTATTTTTCAGCGTGCTTTTTCCAATTTGCACCCTTGTTTTTCCAACCCCCTGAGAAGTCTTTTGTGCCTTTCAACAAATTTTGACCATTGCTGGCATTTTTAGCCACCTCAACCTGAAACAGTTGATTGGTCAGAGCCATGCGAGCAACCTTATCCGCAATTCCATTTTCAGTATTGCCCAAAATCCGCTCGTAAAGTTTACTGGTTTCCTTAACACGCTGGAAGTCAGTAGTCTCTACTTTTCGCGCTAGTTGATTGGTCACATTCGCAAATTGACTATCAGCATTCGCTTTGTTTGCAGAAACCTGATCAGATATTCTACCCATTTGTCGTTCAGCATTATCCTTGTTTGTAGCGACCTGAGTCTTTAAATTTGAAATCTGATTATCTGTGCCTTGCTTATTACTGTTTATCCGATTTGAAAGATTTGAAATCTGAGTAGTGGTTCCTTGCTCACTGCTTGTAAGTCTATTTGATAGACCACTGATTTGACCGCCCACATCTTGCTTATAAGTAGTTATCTGACTTGAAATATCCGTGAACTTACCATCTACAGATTGACGATAGCTAGCGATTTGACTAGCGATGTCTTTATTCGCACTAGTTTTAACAGCTTCAATCCTTTGATTGATACCCTTAACATCTTCTTGATAAGTAGCCTTACCAACGAAATCACGATTGACCAGCTCACGGACTGCTGTCGCTTGTCTCGTGCTCTCCTCACGAGTATAGCGCTGTAGGGCTTCCTGTCGCTGACCGTCTTTATTTACATATTCCTGAATAGCTGATAAGTCGGTTCGCAAGCCCTGAGCTGTCCGCTCAAAGGTAGCCTTAGCTTCAGTAATGAGACCATCAGCGTCCTCAGGCGCAGGACTCCAGTCCGTCGCCACACTA